ATTCCCGAGAGTCACAGTATTGCTGCCGTTGCCGGTTGCGTTGTAGCCAATGACCGTCTCATTCGTATCTCCAGCCGCCTTCGTTGCAACTCCCGCACCGAGGCCGGTATTGGATGAGCCTGTCGTGGCTAAGAGAGCTTCCTGCCCCACAGCAGTGTTTTCGGTTCCAATAAGGTTGTTAGCCAGCGCTTGAGAACCTACCGCCGTGCCGCCATTTCCACCACTTTGCGCGAGCGCTCCGGCTCCCACGGCAACACTGTTATGAGCATTATTCGCAGGGTTCAGCGCACCTGTTCCAATCGTCACACTCTGGATTGGGTTTGGGAAAAATTCCGACAAAGGCAAGCTGTTCACAGAATTCGTCTGCAAATCTCCTGGCAGTATCAGATCGTTTCCCGATGAATCTGTTGTGATATTAGATGGGCTTATCGTCGTACCGGCACCACTGGCGTAAGCGGGGAAGGCATAGCCCGAGCCGGAATTGATGGTTCCGAGGAAGCTATTGCACGGATACCCGACATCGGCGATTTGTCCCGCAACTCCCGTAAACGCGGCGCAATCAAGATTAGTGGAACTATTTGGACCTGTCGTGATCGCAGATCCACTTCCAGCTAGAGGCTTGCTGCTCGTGATTGTGGTTCCGCTACCCGCGATTGCAACTTGCCCATTTGTCATGCCGGAAACGCCGCTACCTGGGAACGTGATGGAAACCGCGCTTTGCGCTGTCGTTAGACCTTTTCCGTTGACAGTGACTTCGCAGGTGTGCGTTGCGTCTCCGCACGTGCCCGGCCCAGAGTTGACCGTTGCCAACGTAAGCGCAACAGAGCCTGCTCCGCTTGCCGTTCCATCGCCGGTCAGCGCTGTGATGTAGTTTCCAGCGGCTTGCTTGCCGTTGAATGTGTTCCAATCAGTGTCCGAAAGCCAGCCATTCGCGGCCGTGCCAGCTTGCGTCTCAGAAATTACCGGAGTAGCGCCGCCGGTCGATGATAACGGTGGGGTCGCCGTGACTCCCGTAACGCTTCCCCCGCCTCCAGATTTTACCCACGCAGAACCGGTGCATGCGTAAATGTTCCCAGTGCCCGTGTCGGTATAAATCTGCCCAGCGTTCGCTGAGGTGCAAGCTACGGAGGGTGCCCCAGACCCGGATATAAGGCCAACTCCGCTCGCGTTTACCGACCACACATAAGAGTAAGTGATAACGGAATTGATGGCCACCTGGATGATATAAGTGCCAGGGTTAACGTACACTGTAGCATTGCCGTATTGGTCCGTCGAGTATGGTTGGGGAAGCGCCGGCGGGGTCAAAGTGATGGTAGAGTAGATGCTGGTTTGCGGAGAACAAGGGATACCCCCGCCCGTGTAGGGACAAACCGTGAGTCTGGCATTTGATGCAGGAGTCCCGTAGGGAGTGATCCACTGACCGCTAATGGCAACGCCGGCCTGGGCCGCGGCGCTAACCGAAAAACTCAGAATCAAGATCAGGATCGCTAGAGACAATGGGTTGAAACTTCTTCGGATATTTCGCATCCCTGCACCGCCTATGGCACACTGAATTGACCGGGTTCCCATCTGAATCGATGATTCTATCGTCGCCCATGATTTCAAAAGCGCACTCAAACAGCGAGACAGGGTGCGGACAGAGGCCACAAATCCCGCCTTGGCGTTGCCAGCAGCGCATTTTGCGGTGCTTTCTCTCCGCGTGCCCAGCCGCATTTTGAAGACAGATTTCACGGCCGTCCTCCAGTTTCTTGAACACGCCCGTCTTTTTTCTGTCTGGCGGCTTGAACCGCTTTCGCATAGCTCTCATCGAGCAACTCCTTCGCCATTTGAATCCAACCTCGCTCTTCGTCTTCCGGAGCCTTCCGCCGCTGCATGGACTTCAACGCCCCATTGAGCAGCCGCGAGGCCTGGTCGATCACCGTGAGCAGGTTGGTATCGTACTGTCGATCAGCAATCATCAGTTCTAGCGCCTGCCCCCGGCTGGACAGCTCATTCCGGTGCCGAAAAGCATCGACCATGCCCTCGATCGCCTTTTTTGCCAAAAATGGGACTCTGAACATCACGCTGGCCATCGGCTCACGCTCATCGCCGGCGGTCTTGTTCCGGGTGGTGACAAGCTCAGCGAGCGCGGCCGGCGCCAGGGTTTTGGCCTCATCGACCCACGAATAATCTTGGAGAATGGCGGGGTTGACTTGGATCAAGAGCTCGGCATTGGTGACGGGGATCCGTTCGAGGTCGGCGAGGGGGAGCTGGTGCAGCGCCTGGCCGATACGCACATATTTATAGTAGGTGCTGCGGGGGATGCCCAGGCGCTCCCTGTAAGCCTCTTCCCCGCGCGGACCAGACTCATAGCCCATAGCCGTCCAGCCGTCGCATAACCTCATCCTGAAGCCGTAATAGGCTACTCTGGCGAGATTCAAGCGCAGGTGGCGCGCTGCTTCCATCAGCTCGACGTGGTAGTCCTGAACTGGGTGGGTTTCCGGAGCCATGACTTCGGCTGCCGGCGGCAGAATGTCTGGGGTCGGAAGTGACAGAAGTGTACTCACGCCGCCATTCTAATCCCAGAAGGGCCAAATCAGAGCAGGTTGCGGAGGGAATTATAGCTTTTTAGCAAAAAACGCCCCCAGTGTTGAGCTGGGGGCAATGCCCTTGTTTGTGTCTGGCTTGACCGTACCATAGCACGCCTTACATTCGCAAGGGCCATATCCACCTTGAGGGATAATCCGGCGGCCTGTGCAGGTGCCGTGCTTGCCATGATTGCAGCGGTCGCAGGCGTTGGGGTATCGCTTTCTCATTTGACCTTCTCCAGATCAGACACGGGCCGCAAGTCTACGCATAGACTAGAGTTATCCTCATGGTACAGGTCGCGGAAATCCTTGAGCTTCATTTGCCAAAAAGTTGGCCACGCCTCGGCCAACCCTCCCCATCCTCCCAGCCCTTGCACCGCGCGCAGGACCGACGCCGGGATCTCTGGAACGGGGATTACGTGGGCCTTGCCATCCACCAGCACCACCTTCTCTTCTAGCCGGTAGCGGCCATTCTCGTCTGGCCGGCAGTGGTCGATAAAGACGCGAGTCACAGTTTCCCAGGCCAGCGCCGCGGGGCTCGGCTGGGCGACATACCGCAAGCCGGCCATTTCCCGCACCCTGGCCACGGTACACTCCCATCGGCTCTTGCTGATCGTGATAGTCTGCCGGACGGCTGCCATGAAGCGTTCGGCACCCACTTCGCGCACCAGGTCGGCAAGCAGCTCCAGCCGCAACTTAGCCGCGACATCGCTCTCCGGCTGGTTTACAGGGAACGACTCGCGGACAAGGGTAAGCCCGATCGCCGCAACCTTTTCATCATTGGAGCAGGTTGTTGAGTTGAGCCCGTTCCTGTTCGTAGCCGTTAGTTGGCTTTCGCTGCCAGAGTTGCTCATTCTGATCGAACCGTCCTTCCGAATACCATCTCGCGGGGTTGGGTACATATTTGAGGTCTTCCGCTGGCCATTCCTTGACGGCCATCGCATAGAGTCCGGTGCGGGATTTTAAGCGGCGCGCGGCGTGAATCGCCTTGTCGGCCTGAGTGAAACCAAGGAGCCGTCCTTCCATCACTCCCAGCGCCCTGTCAATCGCATTGAGGGCGGGCAAGAAAGCAATCAGGTTGTCGGCGATAGCCCTGTCGTTCGGCATGGCAGGGTACTCAGCCAGAATTTGGATGCAGTCCCAGTGCCGCTTCGGCTGCTCGACCGCTATCGCTACTTCCGGCCTCAAATATCTCCGCTGATGGAGAAATGTGGCGAAGTGCGGAATAAACTTCGCCTCTCTGGCTCCCATCTGCCGGCGCGCCTCCTCAGTTTTCACTCGCAGGAACTCGATAGCTTCAGCTTGGGTTCGCGGACTGCCGTCGATCTCCCCTTCGGCAATGCGGTCCAGGGCTTCACGGATGCGCTTCAGCGCGGCTGGGCGGCCTGTCTTGCGCGGGTAGGCGTTGTAGATCGAGAGCAGGACGGACTCGGGGTGCTGGGCGGGTTCGGTGAAGAGATCAGAAGTTGCCATCCCACAAATAGCCTTACTTTTCGCCATTCACCCCTCCAATATTCTTAATCACCAAACTCGCCTTAGCCGTAGCCTCCAGGTCCAGCCGCTCCTCGATCACTCCCGGCTCAGTCTCGGATGGCACCAGTTTATAGCGCGGGTTGAGGATGAGTAGCGTGTCGGGCGAAGCGTTTGGGTCGGCGACCATCAACTCCATCCATTTGTCGTACCACCATTTCGGCATAGAGTCCTTTCAGAATGGAATGTGAGTCGCATGTCGCATATTTCCTTCCCCGTGAAGGTGATGTGGTCGTAGTGGTTTCTCAAAGATTCTCTCCATTAAAGGCTCGCATCGGCATGACAATATACTTCACGCCATCCAATTGGAATAGTGAGGCGGATTGCGCGTCTTTCATCTGGATCGTAAGTTCCCCATCCTCGACGATACTCAGCAGGTCTGTGATGTACGAGTTGCACCAGGAGATCGTCAGCTCGCCCTCAACCTTACAGTCCAGGGGAGCTGACGCGGAACCGCGATTGACGGATTTCGTCGCAATCTTTGGATTTAGTCCAAATTGCCATTGCACGCAGCCGCTGGCTTCGTCGGCGCACTTCGCCACACGGGACAGCGTTGATCGCAATTCACGGATTGACGGGAATGTGGCAGTGACGGTAACCTCTGAGGATTTCGGGATTACCTTCTCGTACTTCGGAAACTGGCCAGTGAGTTTACGGAATAAGAGCGTTTTCCTGGCGCTGCAAATCACGTTATAGTCGGTTCCAATTCCAAGAGCAGCCCATTCTCCGACATTTTCCTTCATCCATTTTAGCGAGGAGCGCGAAAACAAAGCGCTGGTTGGCGGGGCATCGCCATCCATTTCGACTAGACTCAGGCGGTGACCGTCAGTAGCGACCATTGTAATCTTCTCGTTGTCCGCCTTGAATAAAGCGCCATTGATGGCATACCGCGATTCCTCGTTAGAGATAGAGAAAAATACCCACTCGATCATTGTCTTGAACTTCTTGCCGTCGAGTTCGCCCGACAGCAGGGGTGTTTCTGGAATTACCGGGAAGTTGGCGAGAGCTGCCGAATTGAAAAGAAACGTACAGCCGCCGTGGACTATCCTGACGCGCGGCTGAGCCTTACTCCCCTTGCCGGCGGCGATGTATTCCATGACCAGGGGGCCAGTCTGCCCGTCAACCAAAGCGAACACTTGACGGCACGGGATCAGAAAATCTGGCTCGTCGGTCAAGTCCGCATCGATCTCCGCGATAGAAAATAGGTCGAGATTGGTGGTGATAACACGGTTGCCTTTAACTCGCGCCATTTCCAGAATAGGGATGGTTGAACGCTTCTCTGTGACATGGCACCGCAAAGCCTCCGCCAGATCTTCTGCTGTCGTCTTGATTTTCATTTTGTAAATCTCCTTCCTTTGTGTTCGCCATCAACACAGCGTTGTCTTTGTTTTCAGCCAAATTACACACGTTTGGGAGCTTACGTGGAACAGTTACAGTTTCCGAACCGGCACGCCGTAAGTCCACGACAAACTTTCCAACCCTTCGTTCAGCAGCCATAATTCCTTCGGGTAGGAATACTCCGATCTAAACCCGTTCATACATTCAATGACGCGGCCCCATATCTCGACTGTGCCGATCACCTGCACTTTATCCGCATACGGTTTCATCGCTTCGATCAAATCTTTGAAGTTTCTGAACGACCAGAACCCGCAAGAGCAATTCTTCTCCGGTGCTGGGTGATAGTTGATAAGACACCGTGCTTTATCGACCCCCTTTGGCTTCCAGGTATGGGGGCTACCTAAAGCCGTGAGCATGCCATAGGTAACATTCCAGCCGCGCCAGGCGGTGAGCGTGTGGACGTAATCGGGCGACTTCTCGGGCGCAGGGGGTGCTGGATTCGGATTGGCGACTTTGGCTGGCACAACGCCATGCAACTGGCCGATCTTATCCTTGAGGATTTCGTGGGGGTCTTTGACGGGGGCAGGTAGCTCTGTATCATCCCAGATATTGTGGAATGCTAAATTCTTCATCATCGCGCCGCTTGGGTAGATGCCGCCGTATGTTGGATAAACCGCAGTCCAAATATTTTGTATTGAAAACGGCTGACGCAAAGCATAGAGCGGCATCTCCGGCATACCGACATTCTCGTAGTCGTCCTGCTTGAACAGGTCGTACTTGTCCATCTTCACGTCGAGAGCGGAGCGCGGCGGCGCGATAATCTTCTGCTCAACTTCGAGGGTATCCAGAAACGCTTCGAGTTTCCTCTGATCAAACATGGGCAGGCTCCTCTTCCGGCTGCTTCTCAGGCACACGATCTGGGGCCGGCTGTTCGCGCAAAGGCTCCGGCAACTCGATCGGCTCGACGATAATCTCTCGCTGCGGTTGGCCTACGTCCATTATAGTTTCCTCGCTTTCTCTTTCGGTACGTCCATCTGGCAGCAGCAGCCAAAATGCTCACACTGTCTGCCGGGTGGATGTTGAGCCCATGGATGGTTGCAGTCTGGACATTTCTCGCCGCGCTTCATTTGATTCATGTGAACTTCCTCATCATGTCTTCTGCTTGCCACTGACTCACTTTGGCGGGTGGCAACCAAACCGTTTTGATGCCGTAGAACTTTTTCCCACGGCGTATGTGGGTTGGAGACTCTGGTAGCGGTGTATTCAGGTCAATTGCTGTCCAGTCTTCAGATGCGATCCAGTCCTGAATCTGAATAGACCCTGCCTTGATGAGCCTCTGCGCGTCAGAGTTTGATTCAGCTATCTCCAGAAAAACTAACATCTGCGGCCAATTCCTCGGGCGGCTGAATACTCTGATCCTCTTTTCCCACACGCCTTTTCGGGACGTGTCGGCCCACTCCCACATTTCCTCTTCGGATTTACGGGTGCCCATCCTTCGATCCCAACGCCAATACTTCAGGCGCGGCATCCACTCGCGTGGACGCCATCTATCGAACCAATCGGCGGCGTTGAGCTTGAAGTTGGCAAAGCTGCTGAGTATCTGGTTCATGCCGCCGCCTTCTTTCTCGGCTTCAAGGGCAACCTGTGGTTAAGCCGCTTCCATTTATCGTGCGAGATTAGCACCGCGCAGGTTCGCGTACCCTCGTAGCTATCTGACGTGATGAACTTCGGCCCGTCGATAGCGAGTAGCTCGGAAGCAGACATAAGTACGAGATCTGCGAGGGGGATGTGAAGGCTAGGAGATAACTTTTTGAGTTTGGACATTACACCCTCGATTCTGGAACCTTTACTTCGGTCCCGTTGAGTCTTGCCCGGCTTCTACGTCCGAGTCGAGTTGCGGCTCAGGTTGGGCATCGTACATGCGGCGTACCCACTCAGTAAGAAGTAGAGCCAGTGTCTCCCCTGTCATGGTTCCCTCGCACGTTGAATCACTCCAACTATCTCCAAGCAATTCACGCAGTTGCATTGCTTTCGGCACAGGAGGGTTCTCCCTTTGCCAGCGGAGGAAGGCTTCAAGGATGGCCTTGATTTGCGCCTCACTGATTTCATCCACCTGCGCTTTAGTTGACGCATCTACCGCCGCGTTCAATCCTTTTTCAGGAACTATAATTTTCTTTTTTCTCATTTGAATTCTCTTTCGTCTCTCATCGCTTTGCAATACTCATGCGCCGCCTTGCTAAATTTATCAAATGCGGCATTCATTCTCGCAAGATCGCTGTCTGGTGGTGTCCCTGCGAGGTAAGGAGTTAAGGGAACGCCGTAGCCGTTCATGCCGATAAAAGACACTGCCGGGGTACGATTCTTCCCGCGCAAGTAGAATTCCAATTTCAGTGCGATTTTCTTTTCGCTCATCGACTCAACCCTCCTCTGTTCAATTTTTGTATAGCATCTTCACGCGACATAAGTTTTTCAAAATAGTCGTCAGGTCGAGTAGGCGATTCTCCACACCGGATACACTCATCGTGAGATAGGCCGCGTAATCTGAGAGAGCCATAACGGGGATTGAAATTCGGGGGAAGTTTACTCAGATGGCGGCGCATCTGCGCTTGCATACTCCATCCGCCAGTAAGTCCATCTTTGATCGTCTCCCCGACTCCAAATAATGCACACCCGGCGATGAAGTAAAAGACTAAGGAACCTAGCCATACAATGTGGAAGATAATCGCTATTGCGACCAGAATTGCAAGTATTAGAACGACTCTCATCGGCTCAATCCTCCTCTGTTGTTATGCGCTATGCGAAGATGTTCGACCAGAGAAAACAGCGCCGGGAACGGTGGGTGGGGACACAACTTGCAAGGCCACATGTCGGCAGGCATACGCGCCGATTGCGGGATACGTGGGGTTCCACCGGGAGCGCTGAGGGTTTCAACTCTCATCCAGTTTTCCTCTTCCTGCGCTCATCAAGCTCCAGCGAACACACACATCGGCAGTCGCCACCATCGCAGCATAAATGATCGCCAGTTCGACAAGCATCACACAGTATATTGCCATCCACTCCCGGCGGCCTACCTCGACCCCGTTTTTCAAGAGAGGGAGCAGGAAGCGGCGCCGTAGACGGCAGCCTAACAAGTATCGGTCTATCACTATGCGCACGACTATTATGTTCGGCCCGGCCAGCATTGGTATCAATGACCGGGCATCCACACTTCGGGCAAGACGCGACCCCGCGACCATCGAATTCATCTATCCCGCGCCATTTACGAACCTCGCTCATCCAGTTTTCCTCGCGAGCATTTCTATGATTCGCGCATTTGCCGGGCGGGTAGTCTCCAGGTTGCTGTTCCCGCCATACGTGTCCATTGTCGTCGCCAGTCTACTGTGACGCATCAGATTCTTCTGAATCTCCAGCGGAGTCCCGCCCTGTCTCAGCATAGCGCGGTAAAAGTGCCTCAGCGAGTGCCAGCCAAACCCGTCAACACCAATGCGCTCCCCGGCTGGCTGTAGGTATTGCGCGCGGAGCCAGTCCCGATCGTAAGGCCTGGAGGTCCGCTCCGAGCAAAACACCCAACGCGAACGAAACTTCTCCCCAGCCTTCCACGCCTTCAACACGTCGATCAATACTTCATGCAGGGGCAACGTCTGCCGGGAACTATCCGTCTTGGTGTCGCTGGCCATGCCGTGAACCACGCTGCGCTGAATTTGGATGGTCTTGGCCTCAAAGTCGCAGTCGTCCCACCGCAGCCCGAGTATCTCCGACACGCGCAAGCCGAGGCCAGCGGCGAGATGCACCATGGTCTTGACCAATTCCGGCAGTTGCGGATCGTCCAAGAGTTGCTGGTACTGATCTACGGTCAGAATGACGAGATCTTTGGCGCGCTTCGAGGCGCCCTTCAACCGAATCAGGTCGAGCGGGTTGCGGTCCATCTGTAAATGGTTCCACAACATTGCCTTTTCAATCAATAAGTGAAGTAGGTTGCGAACCTGGCCGCGGTACAAGGGGCTGGCCAGAGCAGGTACGCCCTTGCCTGGGTGCCGGCCAATCGCAGGTAGTTCCTTGAGCCACACTTCGACCGCCAAAATGTCGCGGCAGAACTGGTCTATGCGTAGATTACCCCAACGGAATTCGATGCGCTTGAACACGGAACGGTAGGACGCGGCAGTTGTCTCGCGCCCAGGTGGGCAGTCCCGCCAGAATTTAGCGATCAGGTCGGCGATGGTAATAACCTCCGCGTCGCTGTTGGCGAACTTCCGGAAGCGCTCGGCGGCCTTCTCGGCCTGGGCGCGGGTCGGGAATTGCTTGACGGTGCCGATGAACTCGGAGCGTTGGATGCCATCTTGTCTCCAACGGAATCTCCAGCATTCCCCGGACTTGCGCTGGATTTTTACGATTGAGCCCTGCTGAAAACTGGTTCTCATGGTCTTTCCTTTCTTTACCATCACGCTTGCATAAAGCATAGCACCACGCTTGCAAGCGTGCAAGGGGGAAATTCAAAGCGGCAGGTATCTATGGGGGCACAGCATACCTGCCGCCGATTTCCGGCTGCCAGCCCGATGGCGCCGGAAACTTAATCCTTTCTCAAAGTGATGAAGGATTTGAAATTCTCACGCACGCAGATGCGCACGAAATCCGGCTGGTCGCGGTCCGCTTTCTTCATGGCCGCGTCTAACTGCGCCGCCTGTTCCGGGTTCAGGTGTAGGACGACGTTACGCGCGCCTTCCTCGCGGTCACGCTTCAGGCCTTTCCGGAGAACAGGTGTGCTGGTTGGTGCGGCTTGGGTTTCGGCTGGTGCTGGTGGAGCTGCTGCGGGCGGATTGTCGGCGTTCATCTTCTTCAGCCTTGCCCGGGCATCCGCCAATTGCTCTTCGGAAAGCGCGTCGGTATCAAATTCAGTGCTGCGATTTGCCATTTCTTTATTCCTCTCGTCTGCGATTTGTGGTGCGTTAAAAGTTAATGCGCGGCGGGCTGACTCGCTTCCATGGATACGGCCAACCTTCCTACCCTTTCTTCGCAGAACCAGTCTGCTCTTCCGGCATGTAGGTGTCACTAGGACTTCAACCCGGAGTGCGCCCCGGTCGCCGCCGCGCATCTTCCCCTGGAGGCATAACCAGAGGAAGGTTAAACTGTTTCCATCAGCTTCCTGACCTCGGCCGCCACGTCGCCGACCGTCATGGATGCTGAGATCGCCGAGTCTGGAATCTCGATGCCGAATTCTTCTTCGAGATCCATTCCGAACTGGACCATCTCCAAGGAGCCCAACCCCAGGTCGTCAACAAGGTGGCTGCCGGTCGTAACGTCGTCGGCATCGGCGGTGAATTCTTCGATGAGAATGTCGCGTATTTTCTGTTCTACTTCTACTTGGTCCATGGTTACTCTCTCGCTAGGTTCTCGAATTTTGTAAAAGTTTCCTGAAACGCAAGTTTCACGATTCCAGTGGGGCCGTTGCGGGATTTGCCAATTATCAATTCCGCAATCCCTTTGAGGTCTTGATTGTCACGGTCAAAGTATTCAGGCCGGTGGATAAAAACGGCAACGTCGGCATCTTGTTCGATCTGTCCACTTTCCCTCAAATCAGAAAGCACTGGCCGTTTATCCTGCCGCTGTTCTGGATTACGATTGAGCTGCGCCATGGCAACTACCGGGCAGTCCAACTCTTTCGCGCATGCCTTCAATGACCTGGAAATAGCTGCAACTTCCTGTTCGCGGCTTTGTGTTTTGTGAGCAGCGGACATTAACTGTAGATAGTCTACAAGGCAGAGGTCTAACCGCTTCTCTTTACTTTTCAGCCGGCGGCATTTTGCGCGCAGTTGCACCGGGGTCAAAGTCGGCGAGTCGTCGATGAAGATACGAGATTCAACCAGCGCGCCGAGAGCGGTTTCCAGTTTTACTCGCTCTTCCCGGCCAAGATAGATGCCCTCCATTACTCTCTGGATATTCACCCGTGCCCTCGATGCCATGAAGCGCCTCTCGATTGCGGAGCGAGTCATTTCCAGACTGAATACGGCGACTACCAGGTCGGTGCCCACGGCAACATTATCTGCGATGTTCATACCGAGTGCGGTTTTCCCCATAGAGGGCCGCGCCGCAATGATCGTCAACTCACCCTTTTGTAAACCGCCGGTCATGCGATCGTAGTCGGCAAAGCCCGTCAGCAGCCCAGGCTTTATATCTGGATCTGTGCAGGCCTTCATATAGGGGTCCAATCCCCCCGCATCTTCGACCGACTGGTAGATGGTCTTGAGCCTACCGCTGGTTGCGTCCTGGGCGATCTGTAAGAGTTCGCTTTCGGCATATTCCAGAATCTCCAACGGTAGCTCTGATTGATCTTGGGCGCGCGTAACCGCCGCGTTGAATATGTCGATCATCTGGCGGAGTTGCGATTTCTCGCGAATAAGTCTGATGTAATCTGTAATTGAGGGCCGGCGCGGTAGCCCTTCCGTGAGCCCAGCCAACGCCGCTACGCCCCCGACACTACTCAGATCCTTATTCCGATCAAGTTCTGCCGCGAGTGTGGCTATATCCACAGCCATCCCCGACTCGACAAGATTACCAATGGCTCGAAAGATGCGCACATTCGAGTCAAGATAGAAGTCACTTTCCGTCAATTGTTCGGCAATTTCCGAATAGCATTGCGAGTCCAGCAAACACGCGCCGAGCAATACCTGTTCAGCTTGAGCGTTGGATGGGGATTCGCGCTCAACAAATATCGGGGCGTGTTCTTGCGGCGGCGGCTCTGGCACCGACTCGGAGAGCATATAGTCATTCACGTCAGCCATTCAGTCGATGATCCTTTCTGTTATTGCTTTTGAAGAAAAGAATTAGTTGAAAATGTTTTTCCCGTTCCATGTGTGATTTGGCACGTCCGCACGATGCGCTGGGGCCTTGGCTTCCTTGTAGGCTTTCCACGCTGGGGTAATGACCGCCAGAGACGATGCCGATAACGGACGCATATTGTCGAGACGGCAAACCTGCTCGTCACGCGATTTGCTTGACAAAATGTAGTTGATCCGGTTGGCGATTGGTTGGGTAAGTTCTTCCCACTCCCTTTCGTGGTGAACACACCATCCATGCGTGGCTCCAGGCAGCGCAGCCCATGCCGCGTAGCAATCCTTCTCAGCTTCTTCAATTGTTCTCATTTTTGTCTGCGCCCTCCTGAGAGCGTAGTGGTTGGTTGCCACTTCCCCGATCAGCTCAACTTGCTGTACGCCCTTCCAGTTTTCTTAAAGAATGTGTCGTAGTGGCTGCCAGGGCTGTCGGCGTTCTCGAAGGAGATAGCCTCTTCCTCCGTTGTCCCAGGTAGAACTCCAGAGTGGCCAGAATGAAAGACCACTCGGAGCGCCTGCGTGTCCGGGTCATAAAATCCTGAGTGGATATTCTTACTCGTGTTCGTGAACTGCAACTGACGCTCTGCCATTTCCTGCATCCTCCTTCAGCACACAAACATTGATCGCCTGCGGCTTCTCTTTGGGGCCAATCTCGACGTTAAAGGATACTCGCTGGCCCTTTTCAAGTTTCCGGTAACCTTCCATTTGGATATTTTTGTGGTGGACAAAATACTCTCGCCCTCCCTCATCGCTGGCAATAAAACCATAACCACGCGAATTCTCGAACCAAACCACCGTTCCTGTTTGCATGTCCGTCCCTTTCTGTTATTTCTTAGCCGTCCCCTGCCGACCCGCAACGTGCTCACAGGAGCTGCCGTGATTCACAAATACCCGTAAGTGTTTCTGTAGATGATTCCGTTGATTGTGTTCTGATTGGCCCCATAATACACCATATCCACCCACCTACTTCTTCTTCCTGCGCACCGAGAGAGAACCTACCTCTTTAACGCTGAGGCCAGGGACATTGAACGAAGCGCCGAGAGCTCCAGCCAACTTGTTCGCGGCTGAAAGATCCCACTTAAGCAATGCCGCCGCCTGCTGCATGTCGTACTTCCCGGCGATCACGGCGCGCATGAGAGCCACGATCGAAGCGGTATACGCCTGATCGTCTTCGATCAAATCTTCATCCACTTTCCATTTGGTCGATGTACTCTGGCCCTCGATCTTGGGCGCTGGCGGCGGGATGTAGGCTGGCGGCACATACGGTTTAGGAGCCTCAGCCGGCGCTTCGAAAAGTGTCTCTGCGCGTTTCTCATCGCCAGCATCCAGGGCATCTTGAACGTCCGCGAGTTTTATTCTAGCCGCGTCCTCCTCCTGCAGCCGCTTCGCTTCAGCTTCCCGACGATTGTTTTCCTCGCGGATAAGCTGCCGCCGTTCGCGCTCCCGGTCTTGATCCCATGCCAGAATCTGACCTTTGACGTGCTTGATGCCAACTTCCAGCGGCGTGATGCCAGACTTCACCTTCTCACCGGCCTCAGTGTAGGCATCGTACAAAACCTTGCGGAAGGGGTCGAGAGCGGCCGTAGTCGTATCTTTCTTCAACACCAGCCTATTAAGTGTCTCGCTGGCCTCTGCGCGCTTCTCAGCAGAGTTCACGCGCACGGTAAGCGCCTGTTCGCCGGTTGTCTTGTTCTGAGCGATGATCGCCCTAATCTCGCCGTCGCGCTCACTGAGCAGGTCTAAGGCTTCGGCTGCCGACTCCGGGGCGTGCCAGGCGGGAAGAACCTCGCCGGCGGTGGGCTGTGTGGTGATGGCGAACTCATTCACCGTTCCATCTTCATTCATTTCTGAATTTGGACGATGCCCGGTATGTGGATCAAACTTTTCCACGCCAAAATTGGGAGCCTTGCCGCCCGGCGTTGAATTGTGGCTGGGCGAAGGAATTTCAATAGAGCCGCGCTCGATTCCACCGTAGGTATCTGCCGTCGTCGGTTCGAGTCCAACCATTTCCATGGGGATACCGTCAATATTGCTGCCATTCCACCCAGGCTCCGCG